GTCGTCAATAACCACCTGATAAATCCTAATAGATTTTTCAAGATTTTCTAAACGACCACCCTCAACTTCGTTCTGTGATTTTTTGTAACCAACAAAATATCCTATTAAGGTGGTTACTATTGTTAATATAATTTGTTCTATCATTTCTGTGTTTGTCTGTGTTTTACTTCCGAGTTTGTCAATTAATATCCACAATCCATACAAGGAGGATCATAGTGTGCTCTATCAGAATAAACATCTAAGTTTCTCATAGTTGCAGCAATACTATAACCATATCTTGTTGTGTGATTAAGATAAATTGGTGAGTTATATTTGTCAGATTTTGCTGGTAACATACCATCAATAGATGATTGAGTATTATATTGAGGGAATTTACCTTGTCCGCGTCCTGTGATAAGATAATCTTGTAGACGCATCATATAAAAATCTGAACGTTGTTTTTGAATCCCTCTTAGATATTTCATCGTTTCAATATCCACACCTGTTGCACTTTCCATATCACCTTTTACAATCCCGCGATTCATTGTGCGATAGTGTAAATGCGGGATCATTTCAAAATATGCGGTCTGTATCAAATAGTCGGCAATATAATCGTTGACAAGGATTAATTCGTCAGCGTTAAATGTATTACCTGTTGCAGATATTTGGTCTAACAAATGGTCATAGAATAAAGTACCCAATAAATTTTGTAAATTTATATCTTGGGCAATTCCAATTTCAGCGCGAATCGTATCAAGATCGCAATTTTTATTAATATTGGTAAATGCTTTTAATTTACCCTCGCTTATAAGTAACTTGTTTGCCATATTATACTTGTGTTGGTGTTTCTGGTTTATCAACTACCGTTGGATTTTCTATTGTATCTCCCTCTAAATAAATTGACATAGGTTTAATTTCAAATGAAGTTGGTACTTGGAACTTCATACTTACCAATTTATCAAACACACCCAATAGTTGTTTTTGATATGGCATAATAACTGTCTTACGTACATACTCAATGTGGGTTGTAATTTCGTCTTTAGACCCCAATTTGTTTGCTGTACTGATACCAAATAGTTCACCTGATGATATTCTATGTGCTGACAAAATTGAACGGATTATATCGTCATAAATTGCTTGATAGTAACCATCGTTTGCAGATGTTTGTATTTGTGTAATTTCAGGGGATAATTCCTTACTTTCGTTGAAAGAGATGATTGGTCTACCTGCGTTATTTACAGACGAAAATTGGGACTCTAATGCTCTTGTAATGAGACGTTGTTCTTCTGGTCCTGGCAAACCATTGTTCATGTTTATCCAAAGACTCGGCATCATACCGTTCTTAAGGTTGTTTGCATGAAATTCTTTGATGTTCACATCAATTTCAATTGATGCTAATCCACCTGAATAATCAGGATGTGGATAATATGATTGTGATGGTGAGTATTGTTTGTAATAATAGATTTGTGATGGTCTTCCGTCTTCTTGACTAAAAGAATCATATTCTGTTGGTGGGAACTTTTTGATGTTACTCCAATCAGGAGAATAGAAATACTTTTCAATCTTATCCGTTTCAGGATTAATCTTACCACTTCTAATTCTACTAAAATCTATATGGTATATTTCTGCAATTGATTTTCTATCTCTTGACCAAATTACATTTAATGAAAATCCACCAAATAGAACTAAATCAAGTGCACATTTTTCAAATACATCCTTAACATTTTCACTATCGTTTATAAAATTTACGGTAGCCATAGGATTATTCAATGACACCATTCCATCACCCAATATCTGTTCTTTTTTTGAAATGATAATTGCTTTGTGAATTGCGGAATTGTTATATCTTGAAATAAGATACTGAGGCATCAAGTTCCCTTCCCCATATAACACATATTCTAATCTGTTTAAAACTTCAGAGAAGATTGGTAGTAATGGTTCTTGTGTAAATTGTGACCTTGTTAGTTGGTATTTTTGTTTTTCTTCACTCATAATTAATCTTGTATGTAAATGTAGTTACTATTATCCTCGTCAGGTGATTGGTAAGTAACAAAGTCATTACCTTGTTCTGTGGTACCATTAAGACGCACCATTCCCGTATAAACCAAATTAGTACCATTACCATAGATTCGTAATTGGTACTGTCCTTCGTAGTTTAAATCGTCATTTTGAAGGTTTAATATAATTTCACAATATCTATCATTCTCACCAAACGCCTGAGCATCATTAGTAAGAACAACATATGATTTTTCTTCCTGAGAAAGAATATGTAAAAAAGTAAGGGTGTATCCCGAAAAGTCAGTTCTTGAGTTGTTATTGATATTTAAAATCAATTCATTCTGCTGACCTTTATTCATTATAATCATATTGATATGTCTATATACTACTAAATATAAAAAAAATCAAGTTGGAAGGGTATGGCACAAAAAAAAGGGACATAAAGTCCCCTTTTCTTATAGAATATAGAAAATCAGTCCTTAACAGACTTACGTTTCAATTACCCAACGATAGTAGCACCTGCGAACACTGTTGCCAATGCTCCATCAATAACTCTTGCAGGAACTGGTTCCTGACCTGAGAAAGTAAGTTCAAATCCGTTTCTGTCACCTAATGCAGTACCTGTACCAGCAACGCCAGCAGATAAGTACATACCATTAACTTGACCAACCATATACTGTGTATCGTTTTGATCCACTGCAATGATTTGTAAATTATCGTTTTGACCTAAGATTAACAATTGGTTTCTCTTATCTTGGTCGTATTTGTAGAACACTGCAACAAGTAATTGTTCCCAATACACTGTTCCATTTTCAAAAGATTTTGTGGTGTTCTGAGTTAAAGAAGAAGTGTTTCTCTTTAATTCAAAACCATAGATAGAAGTACCTGCTGCTGATGTAGCACCTGTAATAGCACCGTCAGCATCATATGTATAACCTGTAACTTCACCTGTAGCACCACCCACAACATAAATCTTTTTCAATGAACCCAATGAGTCTGAACAACCCAATGCAATTCCTGAAGATATATAACAACTCATAGTTTGTATAATTTAATTTTTTTTGTTTATTTAAAATAAGAGGGACTTTCACCCTCTCAGTTTTTTTTAATCTTATGATAATCCGTTTGTAGCGAAATAGTTAGTTCCTGCAAATGTTGCAATAGCGGCTGAGTAAGAATAATTTGCACGTATTTTTAATACGTCAAAATCTCTTGACCAAAATGCATCCATTTTTTCATTATCAGACATTAAGTCAAATCCACAGAACATATACTGTGCAGGTCCGATAGTTACTTTGTTAGAACCAGCCAAACCTAATGTAGGTAATACCTTAACATTTGTTGACGGATGAATTGCTGTCATATTTCCTGTTACATTAGATGTACCAATGTAGTTTTGGAAGAAGTTAGCTTTTACTAATGCTTGGTTATATAAACGGAAGTTTGAGTAAGACATAAACACTACTAAATCGTCAAACACTAATGCGTCGTCTGATAATGCAGAGATTAATTTGTCTACTTCAGTTATTGGGTTACCGTTAGTACCGTACGCTGCAGTTGAACTGAAAGTTGTACCTGATGCAGAAGTTGCTACAGATGTTGCGCCAGTTGTGATTAAGGTATAGAAACCGTTAAATGTGTCACCTGATGCTACTTTAGCATTCCATAATCTGTCTTCAATTCTTTGCTGAATTTGTTTCGTTTTTAATGAGATAATCCCGTCAAGGAAAGGTACAGTTTCAGGATCTTGACCTGCTGGTAATAATAAACTCTGATATGTATCCCATAACTGTTGGAAACATAATTCTTCATTTACCCTCTCGTGGGTACTTGCAAGTGATACTTGAGTGAAAGTTGTTGTACCTGAAGCGCTCCATCCACAAGCACCTGTTTGGAATGCTGGTGCACTGTTTAATAATTGAATCTGCTGCGTTCCGCGCACACCAAGTTTAATAGTTGTGTTCGCTGGGGTTGTAGCACCAATTAACGCTTTTGCTACAATTTCTTGTGAGCTTTGGTCTGTAAATCCAGTGATACTAGATACTACATAACTAAACTCGTCTTTTGAATAAATTTTCATAATTCGTTTTTTATTTGTTTTAATTATTTTTTATTTGATTCTCTGAAAGCCATAATTGCTGCAACTTTATCGTCAGCAGAATTATAACCAGATACTTCTTTATTAAATTCAGTTTTACCATCAGATATTTTCTTTCCTGCTGGTTCTGATTTGAATGCTTTAAACTCATTGTTCATTGCGTTCATTTTTTCTTCCATCTGTGTCATTTTTTCACCACATCTGTAGATAAAATCTTTTAACATACCCATTAATTCTACTTGAATTGGGTCACCACCATCTCCACCTTCAGGCATTGAATCTTCAACAGCACTTGCTTCAGCGTCAACCGCTTCCTTAATTGCTGCTATAATTCCGTCTTTGGTTTCAATTTCAGTTCCGTCTTCTAATTTATGGATTCCATCGGGTGCAGGTATTTCAGCGTCAGGAGTAATAACAACTACCTTAGCACCTTCCATTAATGAGTCACCCTCTACCTTTACTTCTGTACCATCTACTAATTTCGCCATAACGAATATTTCTTTAACCGTACTAATTTCACCGTTGGATACTTCTATTTCAAAATTCTCAACTAATCTGTATGAACCATCTTCTAATGCAACTCTTTCAAACTCATCACTTACTTTGGTAATTTTGTTACCTACTTTAAGTTCAGGAGTTTCAAGAATTGTATTATCTTCCAATTTGAAGGATGCCATTACTGGTTCATTAGACATGAAACCAAATTGTACCATTAACTTCTTTATCTCGTTAATTGCTGTTTTTGGATTTGACATAATCTATTTTATTTGTTTTATTTTATTTGTTCTATTATCAAATATGGAATTATATATATATTCCCATTTTTTTCTAGTATTTTTTTAATATTTCTGCAACTTGACGTAAAAACATCTCTTCCCTACAGAATTGAGCCACCTCTTCAAACCATCCTGAAACACTAAATCCATTCAATTCACCGTTCTTTACCTTCTTCCAAACCTCATCGTTTCTTACTTTCATAGAAACAAACCAAGTTCCAATAGGTAATTCGTTGTATCCATACTTATTGGACTTATCTTCCATATCCTCTTTAATCCAAGACTCAATTACATAAACATCTTTTACGGCTTGACCATCGTGATTTTCATCATTGTTGTCAGTATATTTGTTTCGCATATACTTTTCCATAATCATTTTAATTGTGTTAGCACTAAAAAAAACTTCGT